AGTTTGATGGATTGGAAGGTAACTTTTTTTTCTTAGAAGAAGGGCAGGAATTACAAGAGAAGACTTTTAACAAAGCTATCCTACGCTGTGGGCGTAATATCATCAAGCCAATGCCGCCTAAACTCATCTTTGTTACTTGCAATCCTTCCCAAAATTGGACTAAAACAAGATTCTACAAGCCCTATGTAGAAGGGATTATGCCTGATAAGCATTTTTATCTACCTGCTACGATGGCTGATAATACTTTGTTGCCTGAAGACTACATTGAGAGTTTGAATAACCTGGATGAAATTACTCGTGCAATCTTCGTAGATGGTAATTGGGATGCCGTTGATGTTGACCGACCATTTGCCTATGCCTTTGACAAGAATAAGACCGTTAGACCAAATCTTAGCTACAACGCGAATGAAGACCTTTACTTGTCTTTTGACTTTAACGTAGACCCAATTACTTGCATAGCTGCCCAGCACTATGGCGGTAAGATTAGGATACTCAAAGAGTTTAGACTGCGCAACTCAGACATCTTTGCTTTATGCGAAGCGATTAAGACTGAGTATGGCAATACACCATTCATAGTTACAGGTGATGCGTCAGGGGCAAACCGCTCAGCCATGACCAAAGGTGCTATGAACTACTACATGATTATCAAAGAGCAGCTTCAAATCACTCGCAGCTCATTCAGAGTGCCATCATTTAACCCATCTATTAAGAACTCACGCGTCCTGCTTAACTCATTACTTGAAAAACACCCTGACTTTTTGATTGATGCAAGTTGTCAATTCTTGGTTGGAGACTTAATGGCGGTTGAAAGTAATGAATTAGGAGCAATTGACAAGGCAAGAGACGCAACAAAGACTCACTTGCTTGACTGCTTCCGCTATTATTTGTGGTCTTTTCATAGTAACTTTGTCAAATATCTAAAACAGCAATAAAATGCCAAAGAAACTTGAACGCTGCGTCAAAGACGTAATCAAATCAGGACAATCAAGGAGTGGCGCTTACGCCATTTGCAACGCATCATTGAACAAATCAAAGAAAAAAGGTAAAAAATGAAGTGGTTTAAGAGAAAACAACAACAAAAAACAGTAATTGATGAAGCAACAGGTAAAAAACTTGTGCTAAATCACATTTTTACAGCAAAAGATGGGGTAAGGTGGTATCAATTTGATAACGCACTTGCCATGCCAGCTAAAAGAGCTATTGCAGCCGAGGTTGCTACCAGGATGCAAGAGATGAATCTCACAAAAGAGAAACTACTTGGCATGATGAAAATCATGAAAGACCAAGCCAATAGCGGAAACATAGTTGAACTTTTCCATACCCTTAATGAAATTGAGTTTAGGCTCAACTTTATAGCCGAGGAGGAAACCCTTATTGAGCTTGCGGCTTGCTATTTTGTAATGGATGGAGAAGACGAGGCTGATTTTAGCGAGGTTTATCGCAAAAAGAAAGTAGAATACATAAAATCAGACCCAGAGGCTTTCAATTTTTTTGTCCAAAGGGCGTTCGAGTACACAACGATATATTCAGAACTATCAGACAGCGATATACACGAATTTTTGAAACTGAACGCCCGCAACGCAAAACGAATAAGCGAGTTTTTGCACATGCGGAAATCGTAGAGTACATTGATGACATCAATTATCTAAATCAAATTATTTGTGACAATAAAGTCTCAGATATTAAAGCTCTTGAGTCTTTATCAGTTGACGAGTATTATATGACCTTAAATACTTATCTTCGTATTATTGAAGAGAAGAATGAGGCGCATGATAAATCGACTTCAAGTGGTGGCGACAACAACAACGCTAAACGAACATCACTAAGGAAATAAAACGATGGCTGTAAAGAACGTCATATTTAATGTGTCTGCAAACACTAAAAACGCAGAAGATTCATTAAATAAACTTATAGAGCAACTTGAAAAGATAAAGGCTGGGTCTAAAATTTCTTTAACCCAGTCAACAGGTAATTTAGACGCTCAAATATCTGCTTTATCAAGTAAGCTTGATAAGCTTGCAAAAGATAATGTCACAAGAGCGCAAAACACCAATAAGAAAATTAATCAAAGTGACTCTCAGTTGCTTGATGCTTCTATAAAGTTTGAGGATAAAAAAGCTAAAGAGCGTAATGACGCATGGGCAGAATATGACAATCAAATAAATGCCAATAACCAGAAGTTCACGCAGGCCGCAAATGAACAGGTAAAAACAACTAAGGCAGCAGAAGACGAAAAGGCCAGGCAGGTTAAGGAGCTTTTTGACCAAAGGGACAAGGCGGAAAAGAAGAGGCAAGCTGAAAACAAAAAGATTACTCAAGAAGAAATTCAGAATAATGAAGTTCTTTTAAGAGGTAAAAAAGCAGCGCAGCAGGTTCTTGATGCTGATTTAAAAAAGCAAGACCAAGAAGAAAGAAAAAGAAAGGCTCAAAAGCGTGCTGACAACGCACAGCAGAGAAAAGACGATGCGGCTGCAAGAAAGCAAGAAAGAGAAGATGCCAAAAAGTTAGAAGAGCAAAGGGCTGCTCAAGCAAGAGCCGAGCAAAGAGATATTCGTGGAGGATTCAATAGAGGCGGAGCAAGACAAAGGGGACAAGACTTTGGCCCACTTGGGAATCAAATAAATTTTGTCGCAAGGGCGGTTGCTAACTCAAGCAACAACTTTATTCGCTTACAAAACGTAATCGCTCGTACAGGTGTTGCTCTTGGAGCTATTACGGCGGGTTCCGCTATTGCTACTATTGGCCGTCAAGCTATTAATGCCGCGAAAGACTTTGAAGTTCTCAAGGTTTCCTTTACTACGCTTCTTGGTAATGCGGCCGTAGCCGAACAAAAGATTAGACAACTTCGCACATTTGCAGCCGAAACTCCATTTACTACCGATGAGGTGTTTAAGGCTTCAAGGATTCTCCTTGGTTATGGGGTTGAAGCTAATAATCTTTTGCCAACTCTTAGGAAGCTTGGTGACGTTGCGGGTGGTACAGGTGCACCACTTGAGAGATTGGCTCTTGTATTTGGTCAGGTTAGAGCAGCTGGTCGTCTTTATGGACAGGACTTGCTTCAGCTTATTAACGCTGGTTTCAACCCTCTTCAGGAAATATCCAAGAACACGGGTAAATCTATTCGTGAATTGCGTGATGAAATGCGCAAGGGTAATGTAACATTTGACGATGTTAATGATGCCTTTACTCGCGCAACAAGTGCGGGCGGTAAATTCTATGGGCTTACTAACGCACTTGCCGAAACAACGGCGGGTAAAGTGGCTAAGCTTGCCGAGGAATGGCAAACACTTTCTATTCAAATTGGTGAGGGTTTGTTGCCCGCCTTCAATTTGCTTGTATCCGCACTTAGAGGTGTTGTAGCGTTTTTGGCCGACCTTCCAAAAACTATAAGCGAAAACAAACTTACATTCACGGCACTTGGAACCGCAACGGTTTATTTGACAACCGCAATGTTTAGATACGCCCAATTGCGCTTGATTGTAACGGCAAGGACGATTGCTGGAAATGTAGCCGATAAAGCGAGCTTAATTACAAAAGGATTGATTAGAGCAACCGTGTCAACATTAACGGGCGCGTATCAACTTTTTACGGGCCAAATGACAAGGGCTACCGCTGCAATAAACATTCAAACGGCGGCTCAACAAAGATGGAATACGGTTCAAAACGCAAATCCACTTGGAATTTGGATTACAATATTAACAGCCGTAATTGGTCTTTATTATGCGCTAAAAGATAGTGTTGATGAAGCAAATGATGGATTTGTAAATTCAGCAGAAGCTCTTGCTAAGGTTGATGCAATTTCTGGTAAATCACGAGAAGAAGAAAAGAAAAGGCTTGATGAGCTTTATGAGTCAATAAAAAGAACTAATACGGGTACAGCGGAAAGAAAGAAATTACTTGATGAGTTAAATAAGACATACAAGGTAAACGCTAAGGACATAAAAGATGAAACTCAATTCTTATCAGACCTTAGCCTTCAATATGATAAAGCTGCAATAGCGGCGGATAACTTCGCAAGAAGCGCGGCTTTGATTCAAGTTAGAACCGAGCAATACGCTCAATTGTTTGACACAGTTGGAAAAATAAGTGCGGAACTTGAAAAAGGAGCAAGACAAGGTATAAAACCCGAAAACATAATAGACCTTCCAAAATTCAAGGAAGAGTTTGGTGATTTTGCCACTTTTGCGGAAGAAAATTTGCAAAGACTTGATTCGGTAGCCGTAGCAAATGGACAAGTGACGGCGGATAAGGTTAACGCATTAAAAAAAGATGCCGAAAAAGGGTTTCTTGGTGCTATTGAAACGGGTGCAAATGTTGCTGGAGAGGCAGCTAATGATATAGAACGCGCTCAATCCGACACACTAAAGCGATTTGGAGACACTGTTCTTGACCTTGGTTCAAAAGCGATTGAGACAAAGACTTCTATTGGCGCATTGAACTCCGAACTTAAAACAACCGAGGGAACTACTTTCTTTGACCCCGAAGAAGAACAAAGATTAAAAAAGGCTACCGATGAGTTTGAAGACTCAATCAAGAGAAGAAAAGATGGCCTTGAAAGTTATTACGACCTTTTAAATCGTATAGCTAAGAACGATGAGGACATTAGAAAGAAAAGAATAGAGTTTAGAACGCCACTTCTTTTTGAAGGCGAGGTTGAACAATTACGCGCCGTTGAAAAAATAGAAGAGGAGGGTATTAGAAGAGAAATCAAAAGAGAGCAAGATAAAATAAAAAGAGAACTTGCGCAAGATAGAACTCTTCGTGAATTACGTCAAAAATCATTAGACCTTCAATCGGAGATAACGATTAAAGCAAATAAAGCGGTCACAAAAGAAAAGGCAGAAGAAGTAACCTCTGGATTGAAAGAAGAGCTTGACTTTGTTAAAAAAGCAATAACTGAGGAAGAAAGCCGCAGAGCAACTTCCGCAGAGCGCATTAAGCTTTTAAACACAGTTCTTCAACAAGAGATTGAAAAACTGTACATTGACACTAATAAAAAAATCAATGATATTGAGCGAAAGGGTTATCAAGAAAGAAGAAAGCTTATTCAAGAAACAAAAGACATTTATAGCGACCTTGCAATATTTAGGCTTGAAAAAGAATTTGATTCATTAAATGAACTAAAGGACAAAACAGATGAGTTTTTAGATTCTTTCTTTGATGTTCAAGATGATGGAAGAGCGGCAAGAAGGCTTCGTAAAATAGCCAGAGAAGTAATTGTTGAAGGTAAAAACTTTACTTTAAGAACACAAAAAGAGATAGACGAAGAAACCAAGAGAATAAAGGCAAGTCAAGACCAGGCCATAGCTGATGCCGAAAAGGTTGCACAAGCGAATATTTCTGGCATTGATGCGCAAATAAAGGCTCAAAAAGAATTAATTGCATTAAAAGAACTTCAAGGTGAAGATACTGGTGCTGAAGAAAGTAAAATTCAATTTTTAACTCAACAAAGAGCTAACACAATTAAGGAGGGTGAAGACAAGATAACTGAAATAAGAACAAATTCAAACACTAAGCTTTTTGAGTTGACTGAAGATTATTTTGATTATTTAAGAAGACAAGACTTTGAGCTTATTGCTAACTCTGTTAAAAGAGAAGAAGAAAATATTCAAAAGATTATTTCTGCCGCAGAAGTTGAAAAGGAGGTTTATCGAAATAAAACTGATGAGTTCATAAGAATAGAAAATAAGCTAAATGATGCTCTTGAGAAAAGACAAGAGATAAGGAGTAAAAAAGCCGCCGTTAAAGCAGATACTGGTATTTCAGAAGAAGAGAAAAAGGGCTTACTTACTACACTTTCTTTTGAAGAGGCTGCGGCAGACGGAAGAGTGGAGATATATCAAGACCTTTATGATAAAGAAAAAGGAATCGTTGAAGAAAACGGGTATCAAATTGCAAAGATAACCGCTGAAACTGAGCTTGCGGTAACTAAGGCTCACGACGATGGCACTAAAGAAAGAGAAACAATAACAGAAGAAACAAGCGAGAAAGAAAGAAAAACAAGGAAAAAGTTTCTTGAATTAACCAAAGAAGACCAATTAGATACTATCAAGGAAGTAACAGATGCTTTGCTTGACTTTACACAGGTCTTTATTGATGCCCAGATAAAGCAAACTGAAGCAGCTATCAATGCTCAGCAAAGAAGAGTTGATGCAGCAAGAGAAATAGCTGATAAGGGTAATGTAGCTCTTTTGAAGGCCGAGCAAGACCGACTTGACAAACTCAATCGTCAAAAAGCAGACTTTGTGCGTCAACAACAAAATCTTGCGGCTGTTGAAATAGCACTTAATAGTGCCATTGCCGTTTCTCAAGCAGCTGGTAAACCTGGCGCTCCATTTACAATCATAGCTATTATTGCTGCTATGGCGGCTGGCTTTGCTCAAGCAAGAGCACAGGCTCAATCAGCGGCTACCTTTGCCAAGGGTGGTTACACGGGTGATGGTCATCAGTTCCAAGCAGCGGGTACAGTTCACAAGGGTGAGTTCGTTATGAATGCTCAGCGCACTCGTCAGTATCGTCCGCTTTTGGAGGCTATTCACTCAGGTAGAGTTCAGAATCTTGGAAAAGGTCTTGTTGAGAAGACTGTTGTAATGAATAATCGCTCTATGGACGATAAACTTTCAAGAATAGAAAATGCAATTAAAGAACAAAACAGATTGAATCTTTCTATTGATGAGAACGGAATCAACGGCATAGTTTCGCGAATCAGTTACAAGCAACAACGCATAAACAATAGAACACGATGAAGTCACCCGTAGTAATAAAGCTTAACAACGTACAGATTACAGGTCAGATTGATGGTATTGACAAGTTTGAAGTAACCTTTCGCGAAAGTGATGACGAGGGTATATTAGTCAAGTCTTACAGCAATGAGCTTACGTTTTATGAAGATGGGTATAACATTTTAAAGACCGCTTTGATTGATGACCCAAACGGATATATCAATGAGGTTAATGCTGAGGTTTATGATGAGTGCTGCGGTAGATTAGTGTTTAGCGGGGTGATAAGAGGTGATTCCATTGATTGGTGTGAACCTGAGTGCTGGGTTACTTGTCAGATGGTAGAAAAAGAGCCCGAACTTGATTGCGTTAAGTCAACACTTATTTATGATGGTCTTTTAGGCACACAACAAAAAAAGGTTAGGTATTGTGTTGAGATGAAGCCTGAGTTTATAACTGAGGTTTTACTTTTTCTTTATTCAATATTGAATGTTGCTATTTATGCTGTTTTAATACCGCTTTCTCTCGTTGTAGTAGCTGTTCAATCAATTGCTTTTGTTGTTTGTCAAATTGTATGTGCTATTCCAGGAACATCTTGTAATAGCGCAACTTGTACAGGAGGAACTTGGACTAATCCAGCTGATTCTTTTTCCGAAATAAGTGGTTGGTTTACAGATTTGCAAAACAGGCTCATTCAATGTCAATGGTATCATCCAACAGCACTTGTTCGTGATTACATTCAAAATGTTTGTGATAAATGCGGCCTTACTTTTGAAAGCTCTATACTTAATGACCCAGCTTCTCCATACTACAATCTTTTGCTTTTCTCAGCCCCAGTACGCAAAGGATACAAGCCAAGTGAGTCGAATGGTTTATTGATGACCGAGAATCTTCCAATAGAAACGCTTGATACATTAATGCAAAGGCATCTAAAACCTTTGTTTAATGCAAGGTATTGGATTATTGATGGTGTATTTATTTTCGAGCGAAAAGACTATTTTGAGAATACAAATACTTGGATAGATTCTGAGCAGTTACTAAACGATGGGAAAATCATAAATAATCGCATCTGCTTTTCTTGGATTGATGAAAAGAAGTATGCTTATTCTACATACACCTATCTTCAGGACGGCTCTGACTTGATTAGCTATGAAGCAGCTGATAGATACAACGAAATCGTAGAGTGGAATAATCCTCCATCACCTGCTCAAGAAGGTTTTATGGAGAATCAATTTTTATCAGGTATTGCTCGATTTAGGGATGATTATGCAGGAATTGACACTTTTGCAACATTTAATGTAGGGTTTTTTAATGCTGTATTTGGTAACGCTATTGACAATTCAAGAAACTTGCTTCTGATGTCGCAGCACACGGCTTTTAACTATAAGTTTTTGATTTGGGATGCTACATCACCCGTTAACAACGCTTTGATTAAAAGGGATTATTCAAGTGCTTTTACAGATGGCCCTGTTGGACCAGTAACCAACTGGTATCCTTTAAACAATGATTATTCCGTAGCGGACAATCAATCAGTACTTCCAAACAAGCTCTTCAACTACCCAATGTGGTTTAATGAGAATAACTCAAATAACCTTTACACTTTATTTCATTATATCAATAACCCAAGAGTCCCTGGCAACAAGGTTTATGACTTTAGCTTCACTTTTGAATTTGATTGTGCTCAGTTCGATGCAATAAGTTTTACAAAAAATGTTCGCATCAAGATGGGTTCAAACATTAAATTTGGAGAGATTAAGGAGTTGAAGGTGGATTTTGTGAAGAGAACTATTGACGTAAAGGGTATAGTTTAATAAAAAAGCAACAAAATGGCGATACATAGGTTTGAAATAGTTAGTGGTATTCAGGCAGACACAGGTGATAACCCAATTGCCTGTTGTTTAGGTTGTCAAAGACAATTAGTCACCTTTAAAAACATACATAACTCAGACCTAAACATAACAGACTTTACTATTGACTTAACGGGATGGAGTGCTGGTGCTGTGACTATTGTGGAAATAAATGGGGCAACACCCTCTTTTCCATTTTTAGTTGCCGAAGGTGATACATTTACAATAGATTTTCTTTTTTGTCCTGGCCCTCCACTTCCAACTCCTGTTTCTTGGGAAGGAACTATTGTGACCAATGAACACGGTGATGACCTTTCTTGGACTTTTAATCACAGCTGTGTAGATGTTGAGGATATGTTTTTGTCTACAACTTTTGATTTTACAGGAACACAGGTTGGTGTAACCAATGTTCAATGTATAACTGTTGCAAATACATCTTTTACAGATATTGAAATTGAGGTTCTAACATCAGGTTGCGGTTCTCCTGAGCCAATACAAACGCCATCAATAGCAACTATTATTCCCGCATATGGAAGTGCGCAAGTATGTTTAGAATGGACACCTACCTCTCCTTCTGAAACTCCTGATTGCACAACTACGATTAGAGCTTGTTCAAGCATTATAATTGATATTGTAGGAACTGCTGTTGAAGAACCTTGCGATTGTCTTTGTTGCTTAGATATTGAAATCCAAACAGATGGCGGATATCTAAGTCCAAGTTCAGGATTTTGCTCTCCCGATGTATTGTACAGCAAAGCCTCTTTCTTAGACAAGAAGACTGTTGTTTACAATATGCGATATGAGCCTGGTTTGGTGACAGGTTTTAGGCTTCAATTCAATCCTGCTTTATTCATTTTTGATTGCGAATCACCTTTTGAACTCAATCAGCAACTGCCGACAGGATACTACATTCAGTATTTATCGGGTGCGCATCCTGATGGAATCGCTCAGCAGATGACTCTTAATGGAGCAACATCTAATGCTTTAAACTTAAAAAATTGGGAAGTCTATTTCAGACCAGTTGATGCTATTAATGGTTATTTCAATGTAGAGTTTACTTTTTACTTGATTCAAGATTATGAGAACTTCATAACCAATCTGCTTTGGAATAACGCACCAAAAGTCAGAAGGACAACTTTATCGACTTCTTCAGATTGGACAAACACATTCCCATCGGTCTACAATAGCAATAAAAAGTATTTGTCAGGAGCTTTTTACATGAGTGACCCCGCAACGCTTGTGGGTGATTCTCCTTTTGCCTGTAATCAAATAACTTGCTCAAACTTTGCCGCAAGATTTTACAATAAAGGAATCAATAATGCGGCTTCTGAGTTTTTACTTCCGCAGTTCACATTGTCACGAGCGAATGGAGTTGTAAATAACTTTTCTGTTCTTGAACCAACAAGAATAACCTTTAAAGTCATCGTCCCTCCTATTCATGGGGCTACTGCGCCTGTAATAGTTTATCACTTGTTTGATACATCGGCAAGCGATGATACGGTTGACTTTTTAACCGCTACTGATTCATCTCGTTACAGAGTTCTTACTTATCCAGGAACTGCGGTTTTAAATAATCACCTTGTAGCTCCTGGAGGTACTCCATATTTAAGTGGTGCTTATTGGGAGTGCTTTCTTTATGTAGGAACAAGCGTCAATCCAACTTCGGTTTATCGTGTGGCCGCAATCGTTTATGGTTCTAACGGAGAAATGGTAAACACCTTCTTATCTGAAGAAATAAGGGTTACTCGTTTCCCCGATATGGATTGTGATTGTGTTCCTGACTTTGATTCAAACTTTGTTCAATATTGGCAAAAGACAAACACAGAATGCTTTCAGCCTGTTGCTAAAGAAAGAATTGGGCATGACTTGACTTTATCTGAAGGTGATTTTGGTGATTGCCTTGCCGATTTGGGGGTAGATAATTTATTTTGGCCGAGACAACTAAAGTCTGTTAGACTGAAGATTTATAAGCGCAAAGACAATTTTCCAACTGTGGGCAAAACAACTTTCTTTGAATATGAAACACACTATTCAGAAAGGGATTATGCCTATCCAGGAAACTTCCATAACTACAATAACCTGATTGTTGCAGACGCTGGCCCAAGCATAGGAGATGATGTTCTTACGTCTATTAGAAACATTCGTGTGCCTTGGGAATACATTCCTTTTCAGCCAGGTCAAGTGAGCACTTCAGATACAGCTACATATCTAAACAGAACACCTGCGGGTGGACTTACAAATTCATATATAACGAGTGCTTTAGCTACTCAGACTTGGACAAATGAAGACGTTTATTTTGAATACACCTTTGAGTTTGACTTATTCCCTCAAATTGGTGTTCCGTTCTTTTGGAAAACGGTGAAAGCTTTTAAAGTAAACGCTATTGAGATTGAGCCTAACAACGGAGGATACGACCAAGTAATAACCGATGTTGTTATAGAGGGAAAGGATAAGATTACAGGTCTTTATCAAGAGATTGAAGCACCAATTTGTTTTGCAGATTGGGACGCGATTAGACTTACTTATGAAGCGGATAGAGAGGGTAACTTCATCTTCTTTATGGAAAAAGACCCGTTTGGATTCCCAACTATTGTTGAAAATAATGAAGCTCTAAGTCTTTGGGGCATGAGTGAGTTAAACAATCCGCTTGTGCTTTCAATGGACACGGCTTTTGACCCTGTTACTTTTAAAGCCTCTGTTGTTCTCGATGCTCCTAACTTTGATAATGGGAAGTATCGTTTCTGCGGATACATCAGTTTCCCTGAAGCAGCAGTTGTTTGCGAGTATTTCATTCGTCACGACAGGATTAATAGCAGTAGCAATTTAACAATGCCGATTCTTGTGCTTGGAGATACAATACCAGTCACATTTAACAACACAAATGCTTCAAGGTTTTTGTATATATCGAGTAAGGTTGGAGAAACTACATTCCCTGTTGTTGGAGAAACATATGTAATTGAATATTCATTTAATGTTCCAACTACAAGAATAATTGAACTTTATATGGGTCAATTTACTGTAAATGGAATCCCAACGCTTACTCTTCCTATTGGAACAACAAGTGGTTCTTTTTCTTTTGTATGGTCTGGATTAACTTCAGGAGAATGGAGTATAGTCACAAAGGCAGGAACTAACATGACTAATACTGCAACATTTAAACTTGGTAATGCTCTATGCCCATAAAACAATTATCTTTGAAGTATGGAATTATTTGACAGCTATATATATTCAAACGCAATAATTTGTGATGCCACAACGATTTGCTACCCACCTGACCCAATCTCAAGGGTTTTTTGTCAAGATATAACAACTATATGTGGTGTTTGCAATGGATTGATTGTAACAAATGGATTTGTGCTTTGCAGTTGTGATGATTCTTGGAACTGCAATCTATGTGGCAACGATATGCCTTTTTGGACTCCATATCAACAGGGAGATACCTTTGATTTTCAATTCCAACAGCCATACGAAATAAATGAAACAGGATGTGAACATGGATGGCTTCCCGCTAATCTATTGTCACCAACTAATACGGCATTTGCAACTTTTGCAATAAAAACCTGCTGTGATGATACAGAGTTGGTTATTGATGAGAGTATGTTTGATGCAATAGCCTACTTAAATTATGTGGGCACTTACAATCAAACAGATTATACGGGAAACACTTCGGTTAATCCAATTCAGATGATTCGTTTCAATCTTGACGCAATTCGTCAATTTTTAGAAGCCGAAGGATTAGAAACTTGTTTCTACTTTGAATTTACGTTCACCACTACTCGCCAATGCCTTGGTATAACTGAGTCTACCATCACATTCTGCTCTGAGCCTTTTAAAGAGGTGGCTTGTACAAATTACAACAGAACGGTTGTGGTTGAGTCGATTTACCCAAAAGATGATTGCTTTAATATCTATTATGGTGATAATTACAACCTTGGAAGCGGCATTCCTTTTCAATACTCAAATAAGGTGCGAGTACCAGGGTTCTTTGAGCAAACAAACTTTTCTATAACTAAGGAGGTAATAAGCACATCGCTCAAAACAACGATGTCACAAAGTGCTGAGATTTGGCAATTACGCACCTATCAGCTGCCACAATCATTTGTCAAGTATTTGGTAAATGTTTTTTCAGGCAGAAGCGTTTATGTCAATGGAAAAGAATATCAAGTTCAAGGAGAAATAAACAGAAATAACGATACTGGCTCACGTTGGTATTTAGAAGTCAACTTTGAAACTATTGATTGTAACAAATCACTTACTTGCCAATGATAACAATTGAAGATATAAATATAATTCTCACAGACAAAAAGTATCGCCCTGATTACTACAATGAGTGGTATGATGTGCGCGAGACAATGTTTGTGCATACACGAGGAAAGAAGCCAGGAAAGATATTGACTGAGCGCAGACCAAATGAAGACCCTGAGATAAAGAAGTATCGCGAGATGATATATGAGCCAATTACAAAGGGCTCAATTCAAAAGGCGATAGACAAGCTTTATCGCATATTCCAAAACGCCAACTTCTCAATCCAAGTTAGCGATGAGCTTAACGCTTACTTGAGTACAGTTAAGTTCAATGAGAACTTCTTCTACTCATACATCCAAAAGTTTGTCGTGCCACGCATGATTGAAGACCCTAACGGATGGATTGTGTGGATTCCCGTTGGTGAAGGTCTTATAAATCCTTCTATTAAAGTTGATGTTGAGCCTTTGATTATCTCTACTGAGCAAATCAAATATCTTGACAAGAATCACATCACTTGGCTTGATGATAAGGAAAAAAGCCGCATTAAAAAGTCAAATAAATATGTGAATGAAGGTCTTGTGTATTACACATTGACTGATATTGGCTTTTACAAGCACATTCAATACGGTGATGACCGCAAACTTCAGTTTGAAATCATCCCTGTTTATATGCACAACATTGGTAAAGTACCTGGATGTGTGCTTGGTGGTGACTTGACTCCTGAGAAGTACTTTGAGAGTTACTTTAGTGCGTTTGTGCCTTTTGCAAACGAGGCTATTCGTCAATACTCAGACTGGCAAGGTGTGATGACTACATCAGCGTTCCCGTATCGGGAAGAAGTTGGTGAAACCTGTGACGCTAAGGGATGCCGTGATGGTATCATCTACGATTCAGAGAATGAAGAGCATGATATGTGCCGTAGATGTAATGGAACAGGACGTATAGTCTCTCGTTCACCTTATGGTGTGTTTATTAGAGAGAAAGGCAATGCTGCGTTCACGGGAGAAACGGGAAGTGACCCACTTGTGAGATTTATCAGTCCGCCAGTTGACATTATTCAGTATTCGGGTGATGCTTGGCAAACTTTGCTCAAAAAGGCGGAAGATGCTTTGCACCTAAATATGATTGAAGAGGCTCAGAGTGGCGTAGCTAAGATTATTGACAGGGAAGACTCATTTGCCCAGCTGACTAAAATCAGCAATAACATCTTTGATGAAATCATCTACAAGTCGCTTGTCTATGTTGAGGCTTATCGCAATGTAACAAATCCACAAGCCCCTAATATCATCAAGCCTATCTCATTCTCAATGAAGACTGAGTGGGATTTGATGCAGGAGATTATAAACCTAACTGACCGCAACGCCCCTGTTTCATTCTTGATTGAGACAACGAAAGACTTGGCTCGTAAGCGTTTCAGCGGAAATAAAGCTGTTTCGCGTTTAGTAGAGGTTTTAGTTAGCTATGACCCAATCTATACCATCAGCTCAAAAGACAAGATTAGCATGATGCAAGCGGGTATCATTGAGAAGGAAGATGTGATGAAGTCGCTTCATGCTTACAAAGCTTTATCATCAATTGTTGCTTCAAATGGAACAATAGTTCTTGAGCAGCCGCTTCCAACCATATTTGCCATGATTGATGCCTATCTTGCACCAATGATTGCCGCAAGTGAGAATGAATCAGAGAGCATGGAAGACGAGGCAAATGACAATGGCGTTGACACATCAGACATGATGGGAAGACCAATGAATAATAGCAGTTTGTAACCAAACATCAATCAATTATATTTGTAAAAAATTAAGCAATGAACAAGATTAAAGTTTTAAATGTCAAGACAGGCAAGGTTTCTATTATGACCAAGTTTGCCGTTGACCAACTAAAAAAAGGAGGTCATTTTAAGAATTTTGAGATTCTATCAGACAAGCCAACTCCTGTTGCTCCTAAGCCTGTTGTGGCTGAAGAAGTAGTGGAAGACGCATTTGTAGATGGTGCTGAAGAAGCTAATGACGAGCCATCGGAAACAAAGCGTACATATCGTAAACGTAAAGAACAATAACAACCATGAAAAACATTGAATCATTTTTGAAGAAGCTTGGTGTACCATCAAGCACTATCGCTAAGTTAAGTGCCGAGGAGGAGATTGATGTAGAGCCTTTTGTAAATGGCTTTAAATCGTCAATGCAAGATGTTTTCTCAAACGACCCGTCCTTTATTCAACCAATCAAGGACGAGGTGCGTGGTACTGAGCTTTCTAAGATTGAGCATAAGGTAAAAAAGACTTTTGGCTTGTCTCCTGAAGAGATTAAGGACAAAAAGTTTGATGAAATCATTGGTCTTGCTTATGAGAAGATGAAGAACATCCCACCACACGGTGCTGAGGAGCTTCAAAACCGTTTGATGGAGCTTACAAAGGAAAATAAGCGTCTTGTGGAGGAGGTTATTCCAGCAAAGGAATCTGAATCACAGAATGCTATCAAGCAATACAAAAAAGCCAATCTTTTGCGCTCTACTTTGTCAAAGCGTGACTTGATTGTGAAGGCGGACGCTATTTTACCTGCTGTTGAGAGCTTTTTGTCATCAAAATATGACTATGATGTGCTTGACAATGGTGAAATTGAGGTAAAAACTAAAACTGGTTTAAAACCTTTGAACCAAGATGGCACAAAATCACTTACCTTTGATGAATTGATTGATAACCACTTGTCCGATTTACAAGTTGTGAAACAATCAAACGCGGGAGCACCACCCGCACCCGCAAAAACAAATGTGGTAACAAATGAATCACCAAAATTCAATTTGCCACACTTGGAAAAAGCACAAGCCAATGCCGAACGTCTTGCTTCTATGAAGACATTTGGTAAGGAATAAACGGAGCGGAGGCTCTAACACTCGCCCTTGGGTTTTGCGCACCTTTAGCGCATCGGAGTGAAATAAAATTCAGCTCATTCAATTGGATTTACTT